TTGTATATCTGTATCACCATATTGCTTAGCATAGTCGTGATGTACTTTGTATTGTTGTAATTTAGTCATAATGTATTTATTTATTTAATTATATTATCCAGTTAGTATCGTATTTAATTTGTATATTATTTTGCTAGTTTATATTGTTGAGGTAATTGATTGTTGAATGTTAAGTTGTCTTTAAATTTTTGAAGATTAAAGTATGGATTAAATTCAAGCATATCTGTTAGTGATATATAAATATAGCCTTTATAGTTAAAGTAATTTGTTGTTGAGTTATTAAACCACTTTGGTAATTGGTGTAATTGAAATGGTAAATAAGTTTGATTTTTTAGTTTTAAAATGTTAATTTGAGATTTTTTGTAAGACATAGTATATATTTTATTAGTTACATTTATATTATCCAACGAGTGACGTATTTAGTTTGTATTAAAAGTAGGTAAATCGTTTAAGTAATAATTATCGTTTAGAGTTGCTGCGCTCACTCTCGCTTTCTATAATAAATTTTTCAGTTAAGTAACAAATTGTGCCGATAATTGTTAATTGTAGTAATAATTCTAGTATAAACATAGTATATAATTTTTTAGTAGTGTGACATTAGCCTATTAAGGTTAAGTATAGTAACGGGCATTTGTCACTGTTTTGTAATAGACGCATGTTTGTATGCGTTTCGACTATTGAAGTCTCGTCAGTATTACTTTAGCTGAAAGTCGCGAGCGAAAGTTGGTAAGTTATTACTGTTAGTATAGTTACCATATTTTTGAAAGCACTCCATAGTTTCAAATCTTTCTTGATTTGCTGAGTATACTGCGTCATGCTCATAAGTATACGTGTCGCCTTTTTTGTTAGTAAATGTGATTACTGCATTTTTTCCGATTAGTGACTTGCTGATAACAAATCTTTTTTTAGTTAATTTCATAATAGTTTAATTTAATTAGTTATTTATTGTTTATTATATTATCCAGTTGTTGTCGTAGTTTATTTGTAATGTTTTAAAAACTTTAAAATGTTTTGTTGTATTTTTTTTAGTTGTTACATATATATTATCCAACAACAGTCGTATTAAAACTGTAAAAAATATAAATAAATATAAATAAACAAGGCGGGGCTAGCATAAAAAGTTTGATTTTATATAACACGCTGGCTATCAGACAGGTAGGGGCTACACCAAATATATACATATCTAACAATTTTTATATGACATAAGCCTATTAATAAGTACTAGTAGCACCCTTGTGTCACATTTTAACATATCTTTTATATAAGTGATATTATTAAAGTAACTTAAAACATGTATCATGGCATTTAAAATGAAGAAAACATCTGCGCTAAAGCTAATTAATATTAAAATTGGTGGTGGAGGTACTAAAATCGGTGGTGGAACTAAAGTAAAAGGTGATAAGATAAAAAGAAAAGGTGGTATTTTTAGTATGTTTAAAAGTAAGAAGTAAAATTTATGAAACAAAAGCTATCACCAAAAGCTGCCGCTGATAAAAAGAAGCGTGATCTCGATGCTGCTAAGTCTCCTAAACGCAAAGCGCGTAAAGCAGAGAACCAAGTACATCGTAGAAAACTAAAGAAAAAAGGTTTTAGCTTGCGCAACAGAGATGTACACCATGATGGTAATGGTAGATTAGTTATAGTATCTGTAGCTAGCAATAGAGGTAACTTTGGTAAAGGTACTAAAAACGAAAGTTAGTACGTAATAATACTTATATGAGATCTCCAAAAAAAGAAATTAAGAAGATGCCTGCAAAAAAAATTACAGGTATAAAACCTAGTAAAGAGATGTCTTACTCTCATAGTAACCAACCTAGCAAAGCTTTAACTGAGCCAGCAGGTAAGAGTCATGAAAAAAGACCAGAGGTTATAAAAAGAAAGAAAAAAGAGTCGAAGAAAGGTGTTGATAAAAAAATATTAGGTGAAGCTGTTGGTGAAGCAGGAGCAGCTTTAGGTCAAGCAATATCTAACATGGGAACTGGTGGTGGTGCTCCACCTGAAAACTACGTAAGTAAAGTATTTGCTAGAAGATCAGGTTTCAAGATGAAGTATAACAAGAATAATTTTCCATTTAAAAAATAAAACAATGGCATTTAAAATGAAAGCAGGTAAGGAAGGACCTATGAAGAAAAACTTCCCAGCAGCATTTAAAAAAGAAGAAGAATCTATGTACACTACAAAAAATGTAGCTGAAGGTGGAAGTCGTCTTCCTGTAGTAGATATTGAAGAAAAAAAACCTAGAAAAATTAGAGTTCTTACTACACTAAAACCTAACTTTGTTGAATATAAAGGTAAATATTATAGAAGTAAAATGGGTAAAGGATTTCTTCCATCAAATGACCAAAAACCAGTAAGCAAACAAGAAGCTTTTAATTCTAAAATGGTTACACCTGATGAACTAAAAAAAATAAGATCTAAAAAAAGAGAAACTAAAGAAAAATAAACTAATTATTAACCATTAAATAAAACCAAAATGACGTATTTGTATTACAAAACAAGTTCGTGGACCGGTAATCCACAAATTAATGACAAAACCAAGGGCCAATGGGAGCACTTAGCTAACAAAGCTAACTGGCGTATCACCCAATTACCTAACGGTTATTACCAAACAGAAGTAAATCACCCAAATGACGCAGATAAATGGTCTGACGTTACGCGTAGAGAGACGCTAGAAGGTGCAGAAAAAGCCATTGATGGCTCAATTGAGCACTTTTTGCGTAAACTAGAGGCTACAAAAGGGCCTAAGGTGGTAAAAACTTTTGAAAAATAAGCAATATTTTAATTTAATTTACTATAATGGAATATAATCTCCCTAGCGAGATCGTCAAAGACCTAAATTTTGGCGATGACGCAAAAAACCGCGTAATAGCTGGCGTAAATAAGCTAGCAAAAGCTGTAAAATCAACTCTCGGCGCATCAGGTAAGTGTGTAATTTACGAAGATGCCCGAGGTAATCCGGTAATCACAAAAGACGGCGTTACAGTCGCGCAGTCTGTAGTTCTTTTTGATCCAGTCGAGAACATCGGAGCTACTCTAATCAAAGAAGCTGCCAATAATACTGTAAAGCAAGCCGGGGACGGTACCACTACGGCAACCGTCCTTGCAGAATCATTACTAACACATGTCTATAGTTCTATGGATGTGGCTACTATCAGAGAATTAAAACAAGGTTTACAATCAGGTGTTGACAAAGTGCTTGATTATTTAGAGTCTATTAAAATAGATGTATCTGATGACATGCTTAGTCATGTAGCAGCTATATCTTGTAATAACGATAAAGAACTTGGTAGCATAATAGCTGAAGCTTATACAGCTGTAGGTAAAGACGGTGTTGTACTTATGGAGTCTTCTAACACTGAAGAGACTGTAGTAGAAACTATAGACGGCGTTCAGTTCGACTGTGGACTTACATCACCGCATTTTATTACTAATACTGATAAACAAAAAGCAGAGCTAGATAATCCTTTAGTTTTGGTGTGTATGTCTGAAATACCTAATGTGCGTAAAATACAAAGCATACTAGAGTATGTCATCAAGCAAAACAGATCTCTACTTATAGTAGCTCCAGTATCACAACAAGTTAAATCAGCATTGTTGATGAATAAAGTAAAAGGTAATATAAAAGTAAACATTATTGACTTACCTGGCTTTGGTCCTACTAAAAAAGACACATGTGAAGATTTAGCTATACTAACAGGTGCTACACTATTTAACGAAGAGCTTGGTGATGATTTAGATGCTATGCAGCCAGAAGATCTTGGTGAAGCGGAATATGCTGAAACAGATACATCTGGTACTGTTATAACTATAGAAGATATGCATGAGTTAGCAGGTGAACGCATTGATGATGTGCATAAGCGTATAGCTGAAGAGAAAAACGGTTTTATGAAAAAGAAACTAGAAGATCGTTTAGCTATGCTGTCTGGTAGTGTAGGTATTATTAAGGTTGGTGCTGGATCAAAAGTAGAATTAAAAGAAAAGAAAGATCGCGTTGAAGACGCTATATATGCAACTAAAGCGGCACTGAAAGAAGGCATTGTTCCTGGCGGTGGTATAGCGCTACTTAACGCATCTCAAAAAATTTCGACCGACACAGTCGGTGAAGAGCTACTACTAAAAGCTATAACAGCTCCTTACAATACTATATTAGATAATGCTGGTATTGAGTTCGATGCAGAACTAGAAGAAGGTTGTGGTTTAAACGTAGTAACAGGTAAACCAGTTAACATGGTTGACGCAGGTATCATTGATCCCGTACTTGTTACCAAGTCGGCGCTAAAAAACGCAGTAAGCGTAGTATCTACTATTATATCTGCTGATTGTGTAATCTCAAACATACGTATAAATGAAGGCAGTTAATCACTACGTTGTTGTTGATCGTATAAAAGAAAAGCAAAAAGAAACTAGCGGGCTTATACTAGATGAAAACAAAGATGAGCAGCTAAGATATTTTAAAGGTAAAGTTATTTCTGCTGGTAATTTAGTAGAAGTAATAAAAGAAGATGATGTAGTTTGGTATGATCGTCACGCTGGTCACGGAATAGAATTTGAAGAAAAGTTTTATTTTGTTATAAAGGCAAGTGATATTGTATTAGTAGATTAAATGTAAACTATAAACCATAAACTTAAAACAAAAAATCTAAAACAAATTATTTATTAATCATTAAAAACAAAAATTATGCAAGAACATCAAGGACATTTATCTGGTAGAATGTTATATTTTATGGAACAAACTGATGGAGCATTTGACGCAGCTAATGACTGCGTAGCTATTCCTGTAGAAAGATTTAAAGGATTTACAAATAAATCTGGATCTTCTGCTGTAAATGAGTTAACTATGGAGTTTGACCCAATGCTTGGTTATTTAGGATCTCATGATGACACTTCTTTTACTGCTGATAGCGTAGAGCTAACAATAGCTAACAATAAGCACAAAGAAGTTATTGAAGATATATTAGCTTTAATACATGGAACACACTCTGACGGTTTTATCGTTATAGCTGATGACTCAAACTCAGTATACGCGAGCTCACACATCACGGCTTGTACAATTACAGTAACGGCTGAAGCCTAATTATTAACACTTAAAGTATAAAAAAATGATAAAAGAAAAATACTTATATTTCATGGATGAGAGTGACGGGCTTTTCAACACTGCTTTCGACAGTTTATGTGTTCCTCTAAGTAGATTAAAAGGATTTAGAGCAAATGGTACTACTACTCAACTTGAATTAGAACTTAAACCACTTGTAGGTTATGCTGACGCTGATGATGACACATTCACTGCTGATCACGTTACACTTACTATAACAGCTAATAAGCAAAAAGAAGTTATCGCAGATATTACAGCCGCTATAAACGCAGCTAGAAATATTGATAAACCACTAGTTGTTGTTTGTGACGCTGCAAACTCAATATTTGCTAGTGATTTTATAACTGGTTGTGCTACTAACGTAACAGCTGAAGCTTAATCTTGAATGAGATTAACTAGTCACGATTTACGTGAATTACAAATCCTTAAGTATTACAGGCTCGTTAGAAAATGGGCCTGTAAGACTTACGGGTTAAAAGACGCAGACTTAGAGTTATTAATTTATTTAGACTGTAAGAAGCGTTTTACAAGACAAGAATTTGTAGACGGTACATACACTTATTCTTGGGACAAAGAAAGGTGGGAGCGTCTAAGAAAACAAGGCTGGATAGAAGTTTGGAGACATAGAAATCGCACGACGATAAAATATAGCATATATAAAACTTCATTTAAGTGCAGCCAATTAATAAGTAGAATATATAGAGTTCTACTGGGTGAAGATGATTTACCTACTTCTGATAGAAGTGTATTCTATAATAATGAATCATATACAGATAAAGTTTACAATAAAGCTATTGACGATATGATAAAAGATAAAGACAGATAGATATGGCGTTTAAAATGAAAAAACTTTCAGGATTTAAAAAAAGCATCGGAGATAAAGTTGGTGGCGCTATTGATAGTATTGCTGGATCAAATACTGGAAAAGCAGCTCTAGCGATAGGTGGTGTATTATTAGCTGATAAAATACTTGATCGTATTAAAAAGAGAAGGTTTCAAAAAAATCCAAGGAAATATTTTTAAGTATGGCTTTTAAGTTAAAATATAATAAAAGTTCTTTTCCTTTTAAAAATGAAAAACTAATTAAATCTGCAGCTAAAGGATATTCTTCAGATTATAAAACATCTGGAGCTGGATCTGCAGGTGCGATTATTGCAAACGTAGCTACTGGTATAACTAAAAAATCTAAAAAGGCTATGAATAAGTTAATGAGCGCCGCTACAGGAGGTATTGTATAATGGCATTTAAACTAGGAAAATCAAAAGGACCAACCGCAAGAGCCGGTAAGATTATCTCTAAAATGAAGTTTGGAAAAAGAGATGAAGTAGTTCCTGGTGTACCTGTTTTTAAAAAACAACTAGGACCAGATATTATAGCTGAAGCTAATATGGATGGCAGTATATTTGTTAGCAAAGATGTAGACGAAAATAGTCCAGAGTACCAGCAAGCTATGGTACATGAAGTACAACACATAACAGCTATGCGTATAGGATCTGAAACATACGATGATGATAACGTTTATTTCCAAGGCGAAGTATGGCCTAGAAAAAATGGGTATATAACAGATCCTAGCACTGGTAAAAAATATGAAGAAGGAAGTAAAGATCTTCCTTGGGAAAACAATAAGATATGATAAACAATTTAGTAGGAAGTTTATTCGGTAAAATAGTAGATAATGCAGAGGGTATCCTAGACAAAGTAATTACTACTGACAAAGAAAGAGACGAAGCAAAGCTTGCTCTTAAAAAACTATTATTAGATGCAGAGCGTGAAGCTTTCGCAAAAGAAGTTGAAGATCGTAAATCTGCGCGTGATATGTATAAAGACGATGCTATCATACAGAAAGTGCTAGCAACGTTATTTACTATAGCTTATTTTGGTATTACGTTTGTAATGTTTAATTATTTTGTTACAAAATCAATAGATTTAGGTGAATTTGAAATAAGCTTTATATCAACAATATTCGGCGCTATGAGCGCTAAAGTAAATACCATCATTGACTTTTTCTTTGGTGGAAGCTCAAAAAAGAACGAACAAATAAAAGAAAAATAAAATGGGACAAAATTCAACAGAAGTAGCATATCAATTCGGACAGATGGGTAGTATATTTAACGATACTGCTAACCCTATGAAGGCTCCAACTGGAAAAGTATTCGTAGCAATACACTTTTTAGAAGAAACTACTTTAGAAGCAAGTGGTGGTTTAAAAGCAGAGCAAGATGCTGGTAACGGAGTAGAGTTTTTTGAAACTCAATCTGCTGCTCACGACATTGCTCACGGTAGTGATCCAACAGCTTTATCTGGTGCCGGTGGTGTTCAACTTGATAACAATAACACTATTCCAGCTGGAACTATTATATATGGAAGATATACTGAAGTTCACGCTACTGCAGGTAAAATGATAATTGGTTATTTAGGAGTTTAATGATAGGTTTAGGTAATAGAATACCATCGTCACAAAATCCTGTTACAGCATCTATAATACAAACTACTGCTGGTTTACAAGCTTGGTATCAATTTAACACAGGAGTATCGTATAGCGGTAGCAATGTTACTGCTTGGTCAGATAGTAGCGGTAATGATAATAACTTAACGCAGACTACAGCTACTAACCAAGGAACAAAAACATCACCTTTAGGTGGAGTTCACTTAGATGGTACTGATAATTTTATGGCTTTAGATACTGCTATAGATTTAACTACATTTACTGTTTTTGCTGCTATTACTTTAGACGATAATAGTTTAGAAACTTTATTTGGTAATGGTTCTGATAACACTGACATGTTTAGAATAAATGGTAGTGCTTGGTTACTTAGAACAAACACTGCTTCTTTTCAAGGCTCTTTGGCTACAGCTAAAGGTGTTAGTAGTTATGTTGTAACTTTATTTAGTGACGTAGGAGCTTCTTCTACTAAATATACTCTTAGAACAACAGGTGAAGGAGAAGAAGATGATGTTAGTATCGATAATCAAACGTTTACTATAGGTGATATTGGTAGACTATCATCTGGTGCTCAGTTTTTTGATGGTAAAGTTCTTGAAGTTGCTATTTATAACACAGAGTTATCACAAGCTACAATGGAAGCAATAGAAACAGATATAGTAAATAGAACAGGAATATAATATGTATTTTAAAGGAACAAAACAAGAGTGCCAAGCTATAATAGACAGACTAGACTCTGTAGCTGGTTACCCAGATGGTAATGGAACTAACACTGTTAGTTATAATGTACTTATACCAGGAACATCTGATTATTTAACAAAAATACCTAGTGATTTATTATCTGAATTAACAGACGATGAAAGAGCTAAAACTATAACGCAAAAACCTGCTGCGTTTGATGAGCAGGAAGACTAATTTAATTAAATAAAATAATGGCAAAGAGAAAAACACCAAAGAGTGAAAAGGTTATTGACTTAAAACCTAACGCTGAAAAAGTAAGTGATCAACAATTAGAAAGATTACAAAAAGCTATTGGAAGTATTAACAGAGCTAAGTCTGACTTAGGAAGTTTAGAAATACAAAAATATTCTATTATCTCTGTAATACAAGAGTTAAACGGAGTTCTTACAGAGCTAAGAGAAGAGTTTAAAAAAGATTATGGAACAGATAATATAAATATTAACGATGGTTCTATAATTAAAGAAACAAAAGAAAATGTCGAAGTTAATTCGTAAGATAACTGTCGGCAAAGATTACAAAATTGACTCCATGCATTACTCTGTTGGACAAGAAGTGTATGGTGGTCATGTAATCTGTGATATAATAGAAGAAGAAGATAAGTATTCTATTTATATACGAAAAGAAAAAGTAGTTATACCTTGGAAAGACTTTAATAAAAACATGGCTATATCTATTGAATATAATCTAGAGTATTAATGAAAAGTGTTTACAACTTTGTTGTTACGCCTGTAGGCGAAAGATACAACAACAAAAAGAAAGTTGGAGATAAAGAGCTAATAATAAATACAGAAATATTTAATCACGAGTACGTTAATCGTACAGCTATTGTTAAAGCTTGTCCTATTATAAACGAAACATGCGTAGAGCCAGGTGATGAAGTTATAGTGCATCACAACGTGTTTAGAAGATGGCATGATGTTAAAGGTAACGAACGAAATAGTAAAGCTTGGTTTGATGAAGATAATTACATAATAAGTCAAGACCAAATATTTCTAAGAAAAATTAAAACACCATGGACTAGATTTAAAGAACCAATATGGAAACCATTAAAAGGTTTTTGTTTTGTAAAACCTTTAAAAAGCAAAAACTCTTGGGGCGATGATATAGAAGATCCTACAAGAGGCATAATAAAATATACTGACGGATCTTTTTTAGAAGGTGACGTTGTTGGATTTACACCTTTCTCTAAATACGAGTTTATTATTGAAGGAGAAAAGTTATATAGAGTTTACTCTAAATTTATTACAATTAAATATGAGCATAAAGGAAACGAAGAAACGTATAATCCTAGCTGGGCGAAAAGCAGTTGACGAATTAATTAAAGTTGCTGAAGAGCAAATTATAACTAACACAGAAGACGATGTTTCTGCTGATAGACTGAAGAACGCTGCGGCTACAAAAAAGTTAGCTATATTTGATGCATTTGAAATCTGAAGAGAAAAAAGAACGAGTATTTAAAGGCTTCGCGGAAGGCAGATCGAAATGAGTTACGAACAAAGCTTATATAAAATAGTTGAACCAGTTAAGAAGACAACAATAAGTCGACTTAACAAAAAACGTAAATGGGAATATGGATACAATAAAGAACATAATATCGTGGTTATCTCTAAAACTGGGCGAATTGGACAGGTATTGGAGATCCAAGGTTTGCAAATTGGCTTGCCAGCTAAACCGCAAACAGTGCACATGCACAACGACAAATGGCAAAAAATAGAGTACCCTAAAGAGTTACAAAAACTTAAAAATATCTTTGACTGGAGAAACTATCCAGAAGAAAGCAAAGATAAGTGGTACGATTTTATAGACGAAGAGTTCAATCGTAGAGACAAAGGCTTTTGGTTTATGAATAATGGTGAGCCTACTTACATAACAGGTAGCCACTATATGTATTTACAATGGAGTAAAATAGATGTTGGCGCTCCGGATTTTAGAGAGGCTAACAGGCTGTTCTTTATATTTTGGGAGGCGTGTAAAGCAGATAAAAGATGCTACGGTATGTGCTATTTAAAAAACAGACGTAGTGGTTTTTCGTTTATGAGTAGTGCTGAAACTGTTAACTTGGCTACTATATCGAGTGACTCTAGATATGGAATACTATCAAAAAGTGGTGCAGATGCTAAGAAAATGTTTACAGATAAAGTCGTACCTATATCGATTAATTATCCGTTTTTCTTTAAACCGATACAAGACGGTATGGACAGACCTAAAAGTGAACTTGCTTA